ATGGAAAGAGTTGGCAAAGACCTTAGAAAAGAAGGTTACACACCAAAAGGATACCCAACAATAGCCGGTGCAATAGAAGAATTAACAAATCCTGCTACACCAAAAGATTTTACAGAATTACAATCCTTAAGAGAAATTATAAAAGGTGGTCAATCTAGCAATATTCCAAAAGAAAGGCGATTGGCTTCTATTTTATTGGATGAGTTTGATACTACAATTTTAAATGCTCCAGACTCAGCATTTATTGCTGGTAGCAAAGAATCGTTAGATACTTGGAAAAGTGCTAGAGCTTCTTACAGCAAACTTAAAAAAGCAGAGATTTTTGAGGATATGTTAAATAATGCTCAATTAGATCGGTCTAAATTTACTGCGTCTGGCGAAGAAAACTCTATGGCTCAACAATTAAGACAGTTAGCCAAGAATGACAAAAAAATGCGCTTATTTACTAAACAAGAGCAAGAAGCAATTGTAGATGCTGCTAAAGGCGGAACAGCCCAAAACTTATTTAAATTCTTTGGTCGATTTGCTCCAACAGGACCAGTATCAGGCATATTCTCAGGTGGTGCTATGGCTTTAGAGCCTTCTATTGGCATACCTATAGCAACAGGAGCAGCAGGATCTAGGATGACAGCAGAAAATATCCGTAGGGCATCTATTCAAAACCTAGCAGATATGATGCGTCTTGGAAGGATGCCAGAACTCCAACCAAGAACTTATAATGTACCAGTTACAGGTTTAAGAGGTCTTTTATCTGGTGAGTTTCAAACAGAACAACAGTAAGGAAAATCATGGCATATACAAAGTATTCTCTAACCCCTGCTAATAACACAGCTACTCCTCCAGATGGCGCACCAGAGGGGATGCTTCCATCCGCAGTAAACGATACTATGCGCGATATGATGGCACAGATCCGAGACTGTGGCGATGGTATTCGGGATGGTACATATACCATGACTGCGCCTAAGATCACAGGTGGAACGATTACTGGTGCTGCATTTACAGGCAATACTTTTACAAGCCCTGTTATCTCTGGTGGATCGATCAACAACACACCTATCGGTGCTACAACAGCCAACACAGGCGCATTTACTACATTATCTGCTACAGGTGTTACCACAGTTCAAGCAGGAACAGTATCAGCACCTGCTATCACCACATCAGGCGATACCAACACAGGTATATTCTTTCCAGCAGCCGACACTATTGCCTTTACAGAAGGTGGTGTTGAAAGTATGCGTATTGATAGTTCAGGTAATGTTGGTATTGGTACTAGTAGTCCTGCACAAAAACTAGATGTAAGTGGGGGTTCAATTCGTTTAACAAGCGGTGCTTCTACTGCTGATTTTTTGCTTGTTGATACTGGCACTACTAGCGGTAATGTTAGATTGCGTAGTCAATCAAATGCCATGCAGTTTATTACTGGCGGTGGAGTAAACGCAACTATCGACTCTAGTGGTAATGTAGGTATTGGCACTAGTAGTCCACAAGCAAGGCTTGATGTTAGAACAACTGGTGCAGCAGCAAATCTTTTTGTGGTATCAGATGTTTCAACATCTGCTTTGGCTTCAAGAATTGGTTTAGGTAATCCTTCTGGTACTGTTAGATTTTCTTTAGGTTTAAATGGAACTGCTAGTGAAATAGCCTACATTGGTTCAGAAGGTAGCTTTCCAATATACTTTCAAACCAACGGCACAGAACGGATGCGTATTACCTCTGGTGGTGAATTGTTACTTGGTGCAAGTTCATTAAATAGTAATGCTGGTGGTGCTCGCTTTCAATTAACTCAAAACAATTCTAATTGGATTTCATACATTACGAATACAGCATCAAGTGGTGATTTATATGGTCAATATATTCATTATTCGCAACAATCAAGAAATGACACAGGAAGTTGGTTTTTATATTGTGGAGATAATGCTGGACAAAGAGCATCATTTCGTTCAAATGGCGGTTTAGCAAATTATTCAGGTAATGATGTTAATTTATCTGATGCAAGAGAAAAAACTAATATTGAACTTGCTAATTCTTATTTGGATAAAATTTGCTCTATTCCAGTCAAAACATTTAATTACATTGACCAAAATTTTGAAGAAGATGGTGGATTAACTTTAGGTGTTATTGCTCAAGATGTGCAAGCAGTAGCTCCAGAATTAATTATGGAATCAAATTGGGGAACTAAAGAAGAACCAAAAATGCGTCTTGGTATTTATCAAACAGACTTGCAATACGCTTTAATGAAGTGCATACAAGAACAACAGCAAATCATCAACGACCTCAAAGCCCGCATAGAAACACTCGAATCTAAATAAGGAGAAGTAAATGGCAACATGGAACATTACCCAAACGAATTACGAAACCGCTAATGGTTTTATAACTACGGCTCATTGGACTGCAACAGAAGTTGATGGAGAATATAGTGCATCCGTATATGGCACTTGTGGCTTTACTGGCACACCAACAATCCCTTACGCACAGGTAACAATGCAAGAGGTATTGGACTGGTGCTGGGCTGGCGGTGTCGATAAAGACGCTATCGAGGAGTCTTTGGCAGCCAATATTGCCCTACAAAAAAATCCAGTAGTGGAATCAGGAGTACCTTGGGCAAGCTAACAGCCTTTCTTTGTTAGCATTTTAGGAGAACGCCATGGGCGAAAAACAAGCGAAACCCATTACGATAGATGGCAAAGAATATGACACTTCTACATTTACAGAAGAACAAATCATACTCACAAACCATTGCCTTGATTTAGACCGAAAACTAGCCTCTACGCAGTTTCAAGCACAGCAACTTTCAGTAGGTAAAGATGCGTTCTTGAAGATGTTAAAAGAGTCTTTAGAGAAAAAAGAGGATTAAATGTTTATTATCGATTGGGTGCTAGACAAATTTGGCTATGTTAATAAAGCCACAATAGCATTTTCTATACCTAAACCTTGCAAAAAAGTCGCAACTAAACGGAAAAGTCCTGCAAAAAAGTCGCTAGGTAAGCGGAGGTTAGGATGAACGATAAGTTTGAATTTGATCCATTCAAATTTGGTGGTCTAGTAGCTCAGGTTGAGCATCTGCAAGAAAAAGTAGATAGCATGGAATCTGATATTAAGAAGTTAGTCGCTATGGCAGAGAGGTCTAAAGGATCTCTTTGGGCAATTATGGGAGCTTGCTCTGTCTTTGGTGGCTTTGTAGCTTGGTTAGCAGACTTATTTTTTAGAAAGTAATCCTATGTATGTCAGACCAATTCGGGTTTTTGGAGGGCGCAAAGTCTTTTAGCGAAAGCGTAAAGACAGGCAAAGAAGCAGGCAAGGCTATCGGATCGTCTATCGAGGATGTCCAAAAAGAAGCAGCCTCTGTAGCACAACAAAAAGCATTAGAACGCAGAAGGCAGATTAGAGAAGCAGAAGTATTAAAAGAGCAGTATTTCAAACGAGCCATGATGCAATGGCAAAAACAAGAAGATATAAGAATAAAAGAAGAACAGGTCAAGAAAGATTTTGTGAAAAATCATGGTCAAAAACGATGGTCAGAAGTAGAAGCCATCAAACTCAAGATTGAAAAACAAGAGAAGGAAATAGAAAATGAGTTTAGAAAAGATTTGGCAGAAGTGCGTAGAGTTATGTATATGTGCTATGCATTGGCTGCGGTCATTGCCTGGTATCTTACTTGGGGTCATAAAGGGTAAATAATGTTCACACTAATTTCTACAGCTTTGTCCTTCCTAATGGGTGGACTACCTAAACTATTAGACTTCTTCCAAGACAAGTCCGATAAGTCTCACGAACTAGAACTAGCTCGGATGCAGATGGAACGAGAACTCCAGATGCTAGAAAGAGGATATGCAGCACAGGCTAGGATCGAGGAGATTCGTACCGATCAAGTGCAGATGCAGACCCAAGCACAAGAAAAAAGTGCTATGTATGCCCACGACATTGAGATCGGTAAGGGTGCAAGCCAATGGATTATTAACTTACGAGCTTCTGTTCGCCCTGTTGTTACCTACCTATTTGTTTTACTCCTAATTGTTGTAGACATTGCCTCTATCTGGTGGGCTTGGTCAACTGGCGCAGCGTTTGCCGAGGCTATCCCAATGGTGTTTGATGCAGATGAGATGCAGATCCTAGCCTCTATTATTGCCTTTTGGTTCGGTACGCAAGCCTTTGCTCGCAAATAATGTAAAATAAACCAATGATAGGTTTATACGCAATAGTTCATATACCAAGCAAAAGAGCTTATGTAGGAAGTTCTACTAATATCAATAAAAGATTTTCAACTCATAGAAGTATGTTGAAAAACAATTATCATCATTCAAATTATCTACAAAATGCTTGGAATAAATATGGTGAAAAGCAGTTTCAATTTAAACAAATTGCTAATTGCAATACACATGAAGAAGCAATTGAATTAGAGCAAGCATTTCTTGATTGTTTTTACAAACAAAATTTATTTAATGTAAAAAGTGATGCTTTTGGAGTTGGTTCTGGAAAACATCATCCAAATAAAGGAAAACCATTATCTGCTGAACATAAGTTAAAAGTATCAATTGCGTTAAAAGGAAAAGGCAGACCACACTCAGAAGAAACAAAAAATAAACTAAGACTTATAAAAATGAAATATTTTGTGCATACACCTGATGGAATTTTTAATGGTATGCAGGATGCTGCAAATTTTTATAATGTTTCAGATGTTGCCATAAGAAAACGATGCAAAGTTAGATCTGATTGGTATTTATCAAAAGTCCAAAAATGATTGACCACAAAGTTATTGAGATGATTAAACATCACGAGGGGGTAAAGGTAAAACCTTACCAATGTCCTGCGTTACTTTGGACTGTTGGTGTCGGTCATGTTATAGATCCTAACCATGCTAGAGTACCACTAGCAGAACGAAAGGCTCTGCCCATTCCTAGCGGATGGGATAGAACCTTAACGATGGGAGAAGTAGATGAAATTCTTGCTCAAGATTTGGCGCGGTTTGAAAGCGGAGTACAACGATTATGTCCTAGTGGGCTTACTCCTGGTCGCTTTGGCGCACTTGTGTCTTTCGCCTTCAATGTTGGACTCGGTAATCTCCAAAATTCTACCCTTCGGATGAAACACAATAGGGGTGAGTTTGAGTCTGCTGCCGATGAGTTCCTAAAATGGAATAAGGCAGGCGGTAAGGAATTAAAAGGACTTACAAACAGGCGCAAAGACGAAAGAGCCTTATACCTCTCATAGAATTTTGCCGTACTTAAACAAGGTGTTCTTATCTACTAAGAAAGCCTTTTTGATCTGACTATCCCCCTCCCCTATAAATTCTACATACTGTAGTTTACTCAGGAATATGCACTTAAATATGTACTTAACCGGCATGATGACAAACATCTGCCCATCGTAGAAAACCCAGTAATCAGCTTGGGTAGCCATTAATCCTGAGTCTTTCCCATACATCTCTATCTCTACAACGATATTGCCTGTTCTTTGGCTCATCGGGTCAAACTTTACCTCTACAGCCTTATCTATCTCTGGTATCCATATATCGTACCCCTTAAAAGCGTTTACAAGGGTCGCACAAGGGTATTTCTTGCGTAGGATAGCCAAGACCCTTTCCTCTATCTCCAAACCCCTCTGTAGGTCGTTT